CAAGGGATTTACCGGTGGACCGCTTAAACGGCCAATCGATCTGCGCACACAATGCCGAGTTTGATTCGGTCTGCTGTCGAATGGCAATGGCGAGGGGACAGATGCCACAGTTTACTCCGAAGGAATGGATTTGTACGGCGGATATGGCAAGCTGGCATCAGTTGCCGCGGTCATTGGCGGGCTGTCATAAGGAATTATTTGGCGAAGAACTTAATAAGGATGCCCGCAATGAGATGAGCGGACTTCGACCCGAAGAGATCCTCGGAAATGAATCTTTTAAGCAGTATGCATTGGGCGATAGCCGAGCGTGTATCCGCATTTATAATGAACTAAAAACCTCCTTCCCCGAAAAGGAATTTCTATTGTCCGCATTTACCCGAAGGACGGCAAGCCGAGGCATGGCAATCGATCAAAATCTATGCCAGCAGTCTATTAATAAGACCGAGGCAATAATGGCCGAGGTCGAAACCTTTCTGCCTTGGGTAGGACAAGGTGGAGGTGAACCCACTTCGACTGTTGCTATGGCCGCCTATTTAAAGATGCAGAATGTAGAACCTCCTAAATCGACTCAGGAGGGTGATTCGGAATTACTTTTATGGAAGGCTAGGAATCCGCAGTACGCTCCGATCCTTGAAGCGATGACAAGGTGGAGGAAAGCAAATAAAGCGAGGCAGACATATATCAGTATGATCTTACGAGTCCGCCCCGACCATCGAGTTTCAACCCGATTAAAATATTGCGGTGCGCCGCATACCGGTCGCTGGAGTGGTGCGGGTGGGCTGAACTTCCAAGGCATTCCTCGGGATGAGGTGGAAGGTACATCGGCAAAGAAATGTCTGACACCTGGTAAGGGACGAGTGATCGTCTCTGCGGATCTCTCGCAAATCGAGCCGCGCGTCTTAGCGTACTTGTGCGGGGACTTTGATTTCTTAGGTTTGGTCAGAGGCGGGATCGATCTTTACGAGGCACATGGCCGAGCAACTGGGCTTTACACGGAAGACGAGCCAATGAAGGACTTAGCCCCCGAACTTCGCCACTTATGTAAAGCCCGTGTTCTTGGTTTAGGATATGGATGCGGTCCGAAGAAATTCGGTCAAGTGGCACAGGCCTTAACCGGTGGGAAATTAAATATGACCGATTCTGAGTCCCGTAAACAGGTCAAAGATTTCCGCAATCAGAATCCAAAGATTGTCGAACTATGGAAGAAGTGCGAGGACCACATTCGTGAGGAGGCAAGGCAGACTCCTGAATGTGCAACCATGATCTGTAAATCAGGGAAGCCAATCCGATATTTCGATGTGAAGGATGATGGCCGAGAGTTGACTGGTCAGAAGGTCAGAGGACAGGGGCGGATGAAGCTGTATGGCGGATTACTTTTAGAGAACCTTGTTCAAGCAACAGCGAGAGAGCTGATGGCAGATTCACTCCTCAAGATTGAGGCGGCTGGACTCCCCGTTGTCCTTCATGTCCACGATTCCGTAACTGTTGAAGTTGCCGAATCGGAGGGACAGGCGGCACTTGATTTAATGATCAAACTATTAACCGAAGAACCTCTCTATATGCCAGGGCTACCCTTGGCGGCAGAGGGGGAAATTAAAAACCACTACTAAATATGATAATCCAAATAAATGATAACCTCAGTCTAAACCCATTTCAGGTAACATCCGCCCAATATTTAAATGGGTCTTGGACAGTTAAGACTACAAGCGGAGAGACTTTCCGATTAACCCCCAAAGAGTACATGAAACTCGATGATTATGGATTCGATGTGAAATTACTCATCGACAGGCTTTCTGACGGAAATTCTTAGATGATCGAAGGGACAGCATGAACCTCCTCCGAATCATCGGCTTAATCGTATTATTCATTACCTCAGTCCTCGCCTTAGCCTACATCGTGGCCGCATTCGTACTTACAATAATAACATCACTATTCATCACTACATGACTAATAAAATTATCGGCTTAACAGGCCCAAAGGCGGTAGGTAAATCGACCTATGCAAAATCAATCGAGGGAGCGGTAATTCTCTCCTTCGCCACTCCCATTAAAGAGATGCTCAAGGTGATATTGCCGGGGGAAAAGTATCTGCATTTTAAGGAAGAACCAATACCCAACTTTCCCGACAATATTAATACCAGGCAGTTATTACAGAGCCTCGGGACGGAATGGGGAAGGGAAGGGGTTTACCCTAATATATGGATCGATCTAGCTTATAAGGCGGCTCTACCCTACATCGGGAATAAAACTATTGTTTTCGATGATATCCGCTTCCCCAACGAAGCTTGGGCGATTCGTAGATGGGGCAATACACATGAGGTACTGTCAGAAATAGTTCACATCGCTCGCAAAGGCTATGAGCCTGACCCGAATGATAACCATGTCTCAGAGGCGGGACTTCCAAAGGGAATGATAGATAGGTGGGTTAGTGTCGATGGGGACGGACGATAGCCAAATAGCCAAGCAGATGGCAACCGATGCCAAGCTGAAAAATATGCTCCTCAAGATTCCCGAGGATCATCGGGGTTTTACTCAGTCCGAACTGGCCGCGAAAACAGGGATACCTCGCCGTACTTTAAGGCGGATTGAAGACGAGGCGATAGGCAAGCTGACTGATTATATCCAGCAGTTTATAGAGGGTGAGGGTTCCGAGTAAATGGCAATTCTATCAGCAGACATGGCGGGGTTCTTCGACAGACTCCCGCAAGGAGACTTTGGCCATCATACCTTTATTGCCCGCCTTACCCTCCGTGCCGCAATGCATCAATCCGACTTCGAGAAGGCTCACGATTACTGCATCGAGGTAGCAAAGGAATTTACCCGCCGACCACTCCAGCCGAACGAGATCCGCAATGCATTAACCGGTGCGTATCAAATCCTTTCAGGTGAGAAGATTATCAGTCCCACCAAGAGAGTATCAATTGATACCGGAATCTCAACAAACGCAAAAGGTAAGCCCGAGGATCTTGAAATGCTACAACTCCGCTCCTCCGCCATTCCTTTGAATGCGATGGAGGCGGTTTCCAAGCTATTCCGCCCCGACCAATGGATAAACATCCAAGCGGATAAATTTAATACTATGATCAAGTCGGCGGGCGATTGGGCGATCAGTCAAGGGGTAGGGCAGATGGAATTTATTTCGTACAATCCATTTAAGCACATCGGTCCTCGGGTAAAAGAGAATGCCGGTGAGCGGATGTATCTAGTACATGAGATCGATGACCCGACTTGGACGAAGGCTGATCAGATTGGTCCAGCACTTACCCTCGAATCAATCTGCCCCCTTAAGATGATAGTCGATAGTGGCGGTCAGTCCTTACATTGCTGGTACGATTGGATACCTGGTAAGGCCGAGCAGTTTAAACATATGTCAATGAAGCTCGGAGCCGATCCATCGATTTATAATTCACCCCTCGGATTAGTCCGACTGCCTTGGGGGACGAGAAAACCAAAGACCGAGAAGGGCGAGAGATTTTCTGCCCAGCAACCTATTCTTTTTTGGCGGGAATGATTAATACTCTTCTTAAAGCAACCATCGTCAGACGGTTTATTAAGCTCGGGATTTCACCCGTTAAAGCAATGAAAATGGCCGACCGGTTAGCCGAGGGAGATGCTATTGTGCTTGTCAGAAATCACATAAATTTACAGCCCCAAATAATTTTAACACTAATCAAAAATAACATAAAAGATAATGAGACCTGAAACCGACCCATACTACAAAGCACAACTTAAAGCGGTAGAGCTGGAATATATGCTCGATAGCCCGACTGTCACCAATATGCCCAACCGATCAATCGAGGTGAGCAATGACGACCCAAAGCCGCTTCCCGAGATTATGTCATTCGGCCAATGCATGGACTTTGCCACTAATCCGAAGAATGAACTTGAAGAGATAATTGAGGGCGTACTGCACGAAGGTTGTAAGATGATTATATCGGGGTCCAGTAAGGCGGGTAAGACTTGGAGTCTCATTAACTTGGCCATCGCCGCATCCAATGGGATGCCGTGGCTGGGGATGCCGGTTAAGCAGTCGAAGGTTCTATACTTAGACTTCGAGCTAAAGAAGTTCTTTGGTACGGATCGGATAAAGCGGGTAGCCAAGGCAACCTTTAACGGAGAGATTAAGCCCAACCATCACTTGGACTATTGGCCGCTCCGAGGTCACCGGGCAGACCTCCTCACAAAGATCCGAGCGGAAAGGCGGGAATATGATCTGATCATCCTCGATCCCTACTACAAATTAGCCACAGGAATAGATGAGAACGATGCTAAGGCAGTAGGCGAAATCGTAAACCTAATCGAGGATTTCTCCGAGGAGACCGGTGCCGCCATAGTATTTGCCCACCACTTCTCCAAAGGGAATAAATCAGAGACCGATCATATCGACCGAGCATCCGGCTCAGGGGTATTTGCCCGCGATCCTGACGCTATCCTCACCCTTACCTCTCACGAGGAAGAAGAACACCTAGTCCTCGAGGCAACTAATAGAAACTGTCCATTCTCACCGCCCAAAGTCCTCGAATTCTCCGCAGAAACCTTTCCACTCTTCATACATCGACCCGACCTAGAAGCTAAATTCAGAAAGCCAGGGCAGATATCCACCATTCAAAAGAAGATTAATGAGGGCTTATGCGAGAAGTTTCTAGAGCTGTTGAAAGATAAGCCGATTGCTGGAAGAAACGAGATAATGGAATTACTTCAAGCTCAAACCAATAATAATATCGATGGTCATGTTTTTAAGAAAATATTATCGATGACTAAGGATCAAATTGAGGTCGAAAAAGGTGGTCCGAATAACAAAACTATCTACAGTTTGAAGCTAAAACTGAAAGGAGAATAAGTTAACTTTATTGTCGGAAGAGTGGTAGTGCGACCCTATATAGTATATATGCACTACTACTCTCTAAATAAAAAACAGGCTGTTAAGTAGTTAACCTTCGCACTAATGCTTTGGCCCGTAGCCGGCCCAAAAGCTAAAGCTTACGCACCAGTGCGCCAAACCACCTGAAGGCGGCCCGTACCAGGTTAACTACTCCGCCAGCCTACAAGCTCGACCGATTAAAAGATTAAAACCGAAAGAATGAATACACTCGTTAAACAGATTAACCGCTCGAACAGATCAATCCTGTCAAAGAGGTATAAATATATCCATCAGCCAATCGATAAGACTGGTAGCCAATCAATCACAGCAAATCGGGCATTCAGAGGAATGGCGGGATTGGCGGCCTTATACCCTATCGTGGTAGATTGGATGTATCGAAGTTAAAAGACAGCCCTGTGTGCCTTCTAGGCGATTATTCGGGCTATCTTGAGATTATATGTCGGTAGTACTTCACTCCAATATCTTAAATATTACCTTCAAGGAAATAAAAAAGCATTCGATTATTAAATCTCGTTCGAGGAAAAAGAAGAATAAAGTCAGGAGAGCATACCACTCTCGTTGATGGTTATGTATCGGTGACTTCTGCCTCGATGATTTTTTCATCCTTCAGATTGGCAAGCTCGGCTCGGATCTCATCGAGGCTGAGTGATTTCTTTACTTCGATGACTTGAGTCGGCTCACCTTCGTACTGGCGATGCTTGTCGATTAAGATGCCTGTGGCGATTGGTAGGACTCCTGATGGGATTTCATCGTCCTGGAGTTTAGTTATCAGACTTTCAACCGCAAGCTGAGTCGCTGTTCCGATTAACCCTCGGAGATGCTTTTTCGTATCTTTCAGCGTTTCCTGTTCCCTAGACTT